TAGATGTGCCGCCGACTTGCAAATCCATAAGCAATGAATTCGCATTACTTGCAGTGTCAGTAACATTTAGCTTCCAAGCAGTTGGAACACCAGTTGTATTCCAAGTTGTTGATGCATCTATCAAACTAGTCGCACTAGAACCAGTCAGAGATTGACCCGACAAAACCAAGGCAAGAAAAGAAGGAGAGTCAGAAGTGCCAAGTCCAAGAAGAGTTCTTTGGGCAGAAGCATTTGCGGCAGTTAGTAAAGCTCGTCCAGCTGTAGTAGAATCTATTATCGAGGTTGATGGAAAACCCAGTATTGCCATTTGTTAATTTTCCCGTTTGTTATATAGATATTTGCTTTTGTGAAACGGCAAGCAAAGTTGTTGTTTTGTTCAACTATTTATACACAATAAAACAGAAAAAGCCATCTCTTTCGAAATGGCTTTTATTAGAAAAATCAGCGCTACGAGAACGGCTTCGTTAGAACGAGCCAGCGATGATTCTACGATTGTCCAGAACGCCGAAACCAATTTCAGCCCAGCCGTAGTAGCCTTGTCGTTGATGACGATGAAGAGCAGGATCTTCAAAGATCTCAACTTCTTTCTTGACAGGCATAACGAAACTGTCATTGGCGCTCTTGTCGATACCAATAACCAACTCAACGTCGCCCGATTCGATTGAACCACCGAGATCGCTAGTAAAGTAGGTTTGGTATTCTTGACCATCGCCAAATTCAAACAGGTCATTCAGCGTAACACCGAAAACTCGGGTCAAAGCAGGACCGTCCGAAGAAGCGACATAAATTTCTCTACGAGAAACTTCGTCAAGCTGATCAACGCCCCAGTTGCGAATATCTTCGATAGCTTCTGGAGACATATAAAGGTCAGTCAAACGTCCCGGAGCAGTAACATTGTTACCGCCGCCGTTTCGACGCATAACAGTCTTCATCAAGCTAACAAGACGCTTGGTGAACTGACCAGCAGCAGCATCGCCGTCGTAAACCAAAATGTTACGATCTACAGCAGCTGCGAGCAAAGTGTGCCAACCGTCATCATTGATCTTCTTGACAAAAGAAGATTCAAGAACTTGCATAGCGCGACCAATGACGTTCCAGTTAGCTTCACGGGCATACTTCAGCAAGAAATCAATCGAGCTTGTGATGCCGTAGGTGTTGATCATAACGTAATCACCTTCAACATGACGTTCTGGGATACGTCCGTTGCCGGGATTGGTAAACGCAACATGATCAACTTCAGTTCCGGGAGCCAAAAGGTCCAACGGAAATTCAGGTGATGCGCCGGGTTCCAGAGGCATTGGCTCATAGATGCCACGAACAACATCGCCAAACAAAACGCCCTTTCGCAATGGAAGTTCGAGAGCCTTAGCAATCTCGCGTTGTGCTTCCATAGCGATGGATTTGTCAGAATCACCGGATCGCTTAAGCAATTCGATGAACTCAGGTGTAGGTCTATCTTTCATTATCTTTTCTCCTTTGTTTTGAATTATAAATTAGTTGTTCGGCAGATTGATATGGACTTTAGCAAAACCATATTGGTCAACACCACTGAGGAAGCGGCCAACAGCACCAACAGTTCGTGAACCAGAAATCTGGTTGGAAACTGTAGGAGATGCCAAAAGACCGCTATGACCAAGGTAAGCCAAGTCACCGCCAGCAGGAGTTCCCTGCAAGCTATCGGTAACAACCCAACCCTTGGTAAGGAGAGTGACCTTGCCACCCTTCTGAACTTCGTCTTTATGCTGATTCAGATGTTGGCGAGTCAGATCGATATTAACCATATCATTGAGCAGCAAACCCAGCGGAACCTTGCCCGAAGGATTAGCAGAATAAGTAACTAAAGCAGCGCCAGCGTCCATAGCTGCACCGCTACCAGCGGTACTCAGAGAGGCGATGCCACCGCGAGTTGCGACTTCATTCATGAAGAACGAAATATCTGTTTCGAGAGTAGATCTATCTTGTTTAAGAGCCATTATATATTCTCCTGTAAAATTAAATTAGAATTACTTGTTATACTTTAGAACGGAGCCAATCCATTCAGTAGCAACAGCACGAAGATTGCTTGCAGTATCTTCGGCCACTGCTTCAGCAATGGCTACGCCTGAAGGAGTTTCAACAGCATCAAGAATTTCGTCGTTAGCTTCAGCAGCATCAACGTCATCAGCCTTGGCTGGCTTCTTCGCATCTTCCTTCATCATTTTGTCTTTCATCACTGCCTTCTTCTTCATCATAACGGCAACAACCCGATCAAAGGTTTCGTCGTCAAGATTTTCAAATTCAGCAACGGTAGAAGTAGCATCTTCAGCGTCCAGACCAGCTTCTTCAAGCTGCGCCTTTCGCTTCGACATTGTTTCCTTCTTTTTCATCTGCTTCATTTCTTCCATTTTGTCTTGCATTTCTTTATTCTTCATAGCAATGGTCTCTTCGGCCTGCTTGAGAGATTCGGCAAGAGTTTCGGCTTCAGCGATTTGCTTTTGCAGCTTTTCGGTCTGTTCAGCAATTGTGGTTTCCAAGGACTTAATCGTTGCTTCAAATTCAGCCTGCTGCCCTTGGGCAACTTGCTGCTTGAGCGCTTCGTTAGCAGCCTTAGCTTCTGCTAACTCGGCTCGCAAGTCTTCAACTTGCTTTGTTAAAAGGTCTGACATATCATTCTCCTGTAATGAAGATAAAGATAAAGTTTGTGCTTGAGATTCATCAAAAAAATCATTTCCTTCCAGAATTATACTTCGTGGGTTAGCAGGTTTGGAAACTAAGCCTTTACCAGAGAACGATAAGTTTCTTAATAATCTTCCCACTTGGTAATCTTCGTATTTTCCATCTCCTCCATATGATCTTAAATGTTTTGTTAGAAATGCCGATGCTTCATTTCTTTTTATAACCTTCAATTCCCCTTTGCTGCTTTTTAAAGCATAATCAAAGTTAGGAAAAAGGCATTCCATTGATACAAACCATTTGTTTTCTTCTATCTCTGCAATAATCTTTCTCATTCTTTCCCTTTGTTCAGGGTCAGACCAAGAAGTATAAATTACAGCAGAAGTAAGAATATTAAACTCACTAGGAACATCTCTAGAATTTGAGTCGATTTTATTTCCCTCAAAATCTACAACTTCGTTTGCAGTAATGTGTCCGATTATATCTTTCTCATTATGCATGAAGTTAAATGGCTTGTCCTCGGGAGTATCTTTTGCATTCCAAAGCTCACTTGAATCAAAAACATCATCGTTTTTGTTCCAACCGGTGCTAACCAGAATTGATTTAATATAGTACAAGTCGATTTGGTTTTTATTTTCTGCTACGGCCAACTCTTCGTTTGGGCTTGCTGTCATTATCTTCTGTATTTTTTCTACCGTCTCGGAAGACGGCTCGAAGAATTGGGCAACAGCGCAACAAGCAATAGAGTTATTGCTGATAGCCTTTTCCAAGCCATCTCTTATTTCTTGTTCGTATACTTTTATTTTCATATTTGGATTCTCCATAACGGATATTACACAAAATTTAATTTTTGTGGATTATTTTACCTAAATATCGCTAGATTCAGAAAACATCTCGACATAAACAGAAGCATAAATATGGCGCATTTCTACGGTATTTGGCTTTCTTTGACGAACTGAACTAAAAGCCTCCTGTTTGGAGTCAACTAATTCAGTAAAAGCAGCGCTTGGTTTGGTGTTTAATTGAAGAATCTTTTGTATAACTTCTGGAGTAACTTCTATTAATGGCTCTAAACCAGTAAATATACATAACTTTAAATATTCAAGATCATCCACTTCAGACTTGCTCAAAGCCCTAGCGTCTTTTTTATTGAAATGCGCACAAGCGATAGGGGTCATAACTTCAGATATTTTTTCTTGAGCTTCAATTCCCCAAAGAGTTGCCGATGTTGGTTCGCCACTTCTTGGTAAAACACGCCTTTGTTTACGAGGCGCGGTATCTCTTGAAAAAGAAGGTCTTCCAGATTGTTGCGATGGAGCGGCTGGTTTTTTACCTGTTGGGCTTGGAGCAACCGTAGCTGGCGGAGCATTTGTGGCAGGAAGACCAATCTGTTCAAGATATTCTTTTGAATCTAAAACATCCTTAGTCATTGCTATTTTAGCCATATCTTCACGATGATGTGGATTATGATATGGACCAGCTTTTTTAGGCGTGTCTGAGTCATTCATTCTTTCTCTTTCTTCTCTTCGAACTCTTACTCTTTCGATGCTAGGAATTTCCCGGAATCGTTCAAGTAAAGTTTCTTGAGAAATTATATCACGATCAGCAAGATCCATAAGGAGTTTCTTTTGGGCAGCTTCGTCCGATAAAACAATAGAGTCAAAATGTATTTCAGCTGGAAGTCTAAAACCCATTGCTTTTCTGATGTACTCTATTTCTTGCTGCCAAAATTGAGTTAGTATTTCTCTTCCATATTCTAATCTTTCAATCAAAGTTTTGAGAGAAACATAGTTGTTTGTATATCCACCATTTCCAGAAGCTCCAGTTAAAGTTGGAGGAATTCCAAGACCAGCATAAATACTTGTTAATACTGGCTGATATTTCTCAGAACCTAAAAACTTATAAA